AGATTTAGGAAACTTTTTAAATCTTCCATATTATAATGCCAAAAATTCAACTAGGTATGCCTACAAGGATGATGGAACAGCAGCGTCATTGCTAGAGTTCATAGACTTATACAATAAATATTCGTTAGAGAATATCGACAAAGTTGCAATCAAGGTATCTGATGAAGTCATACCCGATGGTCCTCCATGTCTTCAACAATTATGCACGCAAGGATTTCCAGAAGGAACACGCAACAATGGATTGTTTAACATTGGTGTATTTTTACGAAAGTTAGATGCAGACAATTGGAAAACATTATTAGAAAAACATAATCAACAGTACATGAACCCACCATTAGCTGCATCAGAAGTAGTCATTGTACAAAATCAGTTAGAGAAAAAAGAATATAATTACAGATGTAAAGAACCACCGATTAATTCTTACTGTAATGCACAAGTATGTAGAACACGTAAGCATGGCATAGGCGGTAGTGCATCATTAGAGTTTAGCGCGTTAACTAAATTAGAGACAGATCCACCTGTGTGGATTTTAAATGTAGGTGACGCACGTATGGAATTACAAACAGATGAGTTGCAGATACAAACAAAGTTTCAAAAGAAATGTATGAATACTTTGAACACAATGCCTCCTCTTGTAAAACAGTCAGTATGGCAGGAATCAATTGAAAGGTTATTTACTAATCTTATAAAGATACCTGTTTCTGATGATGGGTCTGTGGCCGGTCAATTTGAAGCTTTCCTCCAGGAGTTTTGCACCGACCGTGCCCAGGCACAGAATAGAGATGAATTATTACTACGTAAACCCTGGACGGAAGATGGTATTACTTGGTTTAGGTTAAAAGATCTTTTAGATTATTTAACTAGAAATAAATTTACGCACTACAACACAGGACAGCTTGTACAAGCATTACGCAGGCTTAACGGTAAAAGTGATAAGTTTAATTTAAAAGGTAGAACTGTGCGTGTGTGGGGTGTGCCGGCATACCAACAACAAGATTCAGCGTTTGACATAAAGGAGGTTGATGGTGCGCCTTTCTAAATTAAAAAAGGGAATGCAGAGTGAACAAATAGCCGTATTACATTTAATAGAAAAAGGTTATTTTGTTTTTAAAAATTTATATGGAGTTGGACCTGCTGACCTTATAGCAATAAATGAAAAAGGAGCAGTAGAAATATTTGATGTAAAGACTGAAAGTTATCGTAAGACCTGGAAACCAGGAACACGTATATGTAGACGGTTAACTCAAGAACAAAAAAAATTAAAGATGAAATTTATATTCGTAGATAAGGATGGCACATGCAAAATAAAACTAAGATAATACTAGGACCTCCTGGTACAGGGAAGACACACAATTTATTAAATTTAGTTGAGCAAGAATTAGCTAAAGGTACACCGCCGGATCGTATTGCATTTGTTGCTTTTACAAAGAAAGCTGCTAGTGAAGCAAGGGACCGGGCAATGAAGAAGTTTAATTTAGAAGAACAACATCTTCCATACTTTAGAACTTTACACTCTTTTGCTTTTAATCAATTAGGTTTAACAAAATCAGAAGTAATGTCGCGTGACAATTACAAAGAGTTTGGACACACATTTGGTATGGATTTAGGATCTGTATCTGATGGTGTTGATGCCGGTGGAGTATTTACAGTTGATAACCAGCTACTGTCAGAGGTTAATTTATCACGCATGAAATGCATGAATTTAGAACAACATTATAATGATTCTAATTTAGATGTATCATGGCATGCGTTGTTAAGAGCACAGCGTTCTATAGAAGAATTTAAAAAGAAAAAAGAAATATTAGATTTTACTGACATGATAGAAATGTACGTTGAATCTGGAACAGTTCCAAAATTAGATGTAGTTTTTATAGATGAAGCACAAGATTTATGTGCTCTACAATGGCGTATGGTGCATAAAATTTGTGATAAAACATTACAAGTGTATGTCAGTGGTGATGATGATCAAGCTATTTACCGTTGGGCAGGCGCAGATGTTGAGCACTTGATAGGATTAGCTGGTGAAAGAAAAGTATTACAGCAGTCTTATAGATGTTCTAGGCTCATACAAAATTGTTCTCAAGGAATTATAGGACGTGTAAGAAATCGTATTACTAAATCGTGGAAAGGCACAGAGAATGATGGTCTAGTACAATACCACTCATATCCAGACAGTGTAGATGTAGGTGATGAAAACTGGCTTATCATGGCAAGGACTAATTATTTACTTGATGAGATCGAACGTGACATACGATTACAAGGATTACTTTATAAAAGAAATAATCGCTTACCTATATCGCAAAAGTTATTAAATGCTACAAGTGCCTGGAAGAAATTAAATGAAGGTGGACAAGTAGAATTAACAGAAGTTAAAGATATATATTCTTATATGTCTTCAGAAATAGGAATAGAGCGTGGTCATAAGAATCTTAGAACAGCTAACAGAGAGAACTATGAACTTAATGATTTAATCACGGACCACGGACTTCTTGTAGGAGGTAGACCATGGGACGTGGCGTTTGATAAGGTAGGCACGCGTGATAAAGAATTCTTAAGGTCTATTGAAACGAGGAACAGGGATTTTACAAAGACTGATCCTAAAATTCATTTAAGTACCATACATGGTGCTAAAGGAGGAGAAGCAGATAAAGTTATGTTGCTGACAGATTTGTCAAGGAAATCACAGGAAGCAATGGAGAAAGATTCAGACGATGAATGCCGTGTATTTTATGTAGCAGCTACACGTGCTCGTAATGAGCTACACATAGTACAACCACAGAGAGATGGAGGATTTATAATATGACATTTAGTACGGGATTAGCCCTAAAAACAAAATCAATAGTAAAAGAAAATATATTACAACAAGCTAAAGAATTAGTTAGTAATGATAGAGAAAGCACCCATGGTGATGCTAGACAAAATCATGAACAGATTGCAGAATTTTGGAATATATTTCTTGATAATAAATTAAAACCAATGGCTGCAATTACATGTGATGATGTAGCTGTAATGATGGCTTTACTAAAAATATCAAGATCAACACAAGGTAAATTCAATGTAGATGATTATATTGATGCCGCCGCTTACATGGCAATAGCAGGAGATTTAAAACATGACAGTTAACTCAGATTGGATAGCACCCACGGAGTTTCCGGATTTAAGTGACCGGGAGAAAATAGCAATTGATTTAGAAACATGCGACCCAGGATTAATTAAAGATGGTCCTGGGTGGCCTAAAAAGATAGGTGCTGTTATTGGTATAGCGATAGCTGCTAATGGATTTAAAGCTTACTACCCTATTGCGCACGAAGGTGGCGGCAACATGGATAGTAAAAAAGTAATTAAGTATATAAAATCTTTGTGTGAAGATGAAAAATTAGAAAAAGTATTTCACAATGCACAATACGATATAGGTTGGCTTAGTGTGTTAGGTATAGAAGTTAAAGGCCGCATTCATGACACAATGGTAGCGATGGCACTTATAGATGAAAATAGATATTCGTATACATTAAATAGTATATCGTTTGATTATCTTGGTGAGTTTAAGAGTGAAGCTAAACTTAAAGAAGCAGCTGCTGCGTTTGGTGTAGATCCTAAGGCTGAAATGTACAAATTACCTGCTACATTTGTAGGAGAGTATGCTGAGGAAGACGCAAGGCTAACGTTAAAGTTGTATGAGAAATTAGCATGGGAGATTAAGAAGGATAATCTTGATACTATATACGATATAGAATGTAAATTAATCCGTGTAATATTTAACATGACAAGAAAAGGTGTAAGATTTGATGCTGACAAAGTTGTTGTTTTAAATGATAAATTTAAGAAAAAAGAAAAGAAACTTTTAAAAAGAATAAAAGATTTAACTAGCCAGGACGTAGAGATATGGGCTGCGGCTTCTATAGCTAAAGCATTTGATTCTATGAACCTACCTTATGATAGAACATCTAAAAGTAATGCACCATCATTTACAAAGATGTTTTTAACAGACCATCCACATGAATTACCACGTCTTATTGTACAAGCACGTGAGTTAAATAAATTACGTGGAACTTTTTTACAGGGTCTATTAAAGCATAATACAAACGGTAGAATTCATGCACACATTAACCAGATTAGATCTGATACAGGAGGCACAGTGTCTGGTAGGTTTAGTTATAATCATCCAAATTTACAACAGATACCAAGTCGTGGACAGTTTGCGCAAGAGATTAGAAAGCTATTTATACCGGAAGTTGGTGAGTACTGGCTTAAAGCAGACTACTCGCAACAAGAGCCCAGGTTATTAACACATTGGGCATGCCTTGTAGGACAGTTGGGAGCAGAAGAAGTAAAAGAAGCATACAAAAAAAGTGACCTTGATTTTCATCAGCAAACAGCAGACATGGCCGGCGTTGAAAGAAGACTAGCCAAGACTATTGGATTAGGTGTAATGTATGGTATGGGTTACAACAAGATGGCACGTGAGTTAGATATAGACCCACAAGATGCTAAGAAAATGTTAAAAGACTTCCGTGAGCGTGTACCTTTTATGCAAGGAATGTTAGAAGCTGTAATGAATAGGGCTAATTCTAAGGGCATTATTCGTACATTACTAGGCCGTAAATGTAGATTTGACCTATGGGAGCCTACACAATGGGGTGTACATAAAGCATTACCACATAACCAGGCAAAGGTAGAATATGGCGAAGCAATAAAAAGAGCTGGTACATACAAAGCTTTAAACAGGTTGATACAAGGCTCAGCTGCAGATCAAACTAAAAAGGCTATGGTGGATGTATATGAAGAATTAGGTGTTGTACCCTTGATTCAAGTACATGATGAACTAGATTGTTCAGTAAAGGACGAAAAAGAAGCTAAAGAAATACAACGTGTTATGGAGACATGTGTAGAATTAGAAGTACCATCTAAGGCAGATATAGATCTTGGAGAAAGTTGGGGTGGATGATGAGTTGGATATGTAGTGTGTTGCTAATATGTTCTACGTTTAATCCAGTAATGGATTATACAAATAATGAAGAGTTTGTTTCAGATGTTGAAACATGTGCATTGCATCTTAATTCTTTATTAGATGATGATGAAAGAATACCTGTTAGTTTAGTGGTGGCGCAAGCTATTCATGAATCTAATTGGGGTAAATCTAGATTTGCAATTGAAGGCAATAACCTCCTTGGAATCCGCACATTTGACCCATCTGATGATCAACTGAAGCCGCTAAATGTTCCTAATGCGAGCTGGGGGCTTAGGATCTTTGAGACAAAGTGCGAATCCATTGCTTACTATATGTGGTTGCTTAACTATAACCACAACTATTCACAGTTTAGAGAAGAAAGATTATTACAGTATATCAATGACATAACTGATACTAAAAAGCTTGCTATGACTCTTGCAATATATGCTGAAGATGTATATTATACGCAAAAAATCATCCGTACATTAAAGAAGTTGGAGGCCTATGACAGAGACTAGAAAACCCGGGTACAAGGAACAAGGCAAGAGCCGTGCAGCAAATCAAAAAGCTGTACAAGGAGTTAAGCCAGGTTTTGCTATTAACCATGAACAAATGGAATTTGAGAGAAGAAAACTTCTTCAAGAATTATCTGGTAAAATGTCACCAGACAAAAAACAATTAAACATGATGGCTGCGGTAGCAGCTACGGAAGAACCTAAATATTTTAAAACAACAAATTTAACTAAGACGGGAAAACCAGCAGAATACGATAGCACAGAAGGTGAAGGTGAAGAACGCGAACCAACTTTACGTATACTATCACTAGGAGCTGGTGTTCAATCGTCGTGTCTAGCGTTAATGGCGCAAGAAGGATTAACAAAACATAAACCAGATTATATGATATTTGCTGA